ATGTCGTCGTCCATGTCGGCCAGGTTGGCCGCCGGCGTAGACTGAGGCGCTGCGCCGCCGCGCTGGTCGGCGTATTCGTTGCGCCGCGGCGTCTGGCGTTGTGTCGGCGCGCGCTGCTGGCGCGGTGCGCCGTCGTAACCGCCGCTGCCGCCGCCCTCGTCGCGGCCGCCCAGCATCTGCATCTGGTCGGCGATGATTTCGGTGCTGTAGCGGTCGGCGCCGGTGTCCTTGTCCTGCCATTTCCTCGTCTTGAGGCGGCCCTCGATGTAGACCGAGCGGCCCTTCTTCAGGTATTCGCCGGCGATTTCAGCGAGGCGGCTGTACATGACGACCCTATGCCATTCAGTTTCTTCCCGCTTCTCGCCGGTGGCCTTGTCCTTCCAGCTGGACGTCGTGGCGAGGGAGAGGTTGCAGACGGCCGCGCCGTCCGGGCTGTAGCGGACCTCGGGGTCGCGCCCGAGGTTGCCCACCAGAATGACTTTGTTGACGCTGGCCATTACGCGGCTTCCTTCTTGAGCAGGGTTTCGTAGCTGGTGACTAGGGATTCGAACTCGACGAGGTCGGTTTCCATGGCCTCGATGAAGTCGTCATCGCGGTCGAAGACCTTCATCCACAACTGCTTGCCCACGACTTCGAGGGCGGGGCAGTAGAGGCAGATGTGCCAGCGCTTGCGGCCGGTCAGCCACATGCACCCCTGCGCCTGCTCCATGACCGTGCTGGCGTCGTTGTCGACCCAGAACGCGCGCAGCTTTTCCGGGGCGATGAAGCACTTGTATTCGCTGCCCTCGTCGTTGCCGATCAAGCCGTCTGCGCTGGCGCCAAAGCGGCCGTCCTCGGTCATGACGAAGCCGGCATGGTTCACGAAGAGGCCGGTCTGGATTTCATGTTCCATGCGGGCCTTCGGCTCGAGCTCGTGGCCGCGCCGCATCGAATGGGTTTCGAATCCTTCGTCCAGGGGCTCGCCGCTGATGCGCTCCACCGCCAAGCGGAAGGCGTAGTTGAGTGCGGCTTCCGAGAAATCGCCCACCTTCTCGCCGTCGATAGCCCGTTGAATGACGTCCGCGCGGGGCGCGGCCTTGTAGCCGGCGATATCGCGCGCTGCAGCTTCAGACCGTCCCGCCAGAATGGCGTCGACGTACTTCTTTTGCTGGTCGGTCAGCCCGTTGACCTTCGCGCGCACTGTCGAAAACATGCTGGCGGTGATGACGCCAGCGCGCGCACGGTGCCATTCCGGGCTGCCTTGGTCGCATTCGATGACTTTGAAGCTCATGATTTCTCCAGTCGCGCTTTCGATTCGCTGACCGCGGCGCGGAATTGTTCGTAGACGGCCAGCGAGTTCAGCTTCTTGATCTCGGGCAGGCCGTCCTTCCAGACCTGGTCGAGGTCCATCATGGATTTGGCCCGCGTGGCGGCCGTGATCCAGCTGTCGATCGCCTGCTGTGATTTAGGGTCGATGGCATTGCCATCGGTGTCGTCGTTCTGCTCCGAAAGACCCGTGATTGCCTTGAGCGTGTAGCGTTCCAAGTAGGTCTTGGTGCTGGCTCGAGCCTGAATGGCATTCTTGGCGCCGCCGGCGTCAGGCGGGCCGCCCATGGACACGCTTTCCTCGTGGCCTCCGACATGCCGCAAATAGCACGTCACTTCCATCCAGTCTTTCTCATCCCGGGTGAGCTTCCAAGAAGAGGACAGGCCGTGCTTCGAGAGGGCGGGCGTCACCGCGTTCACAACGTCGTGCAGCTCGGCGTAGGATTTCCCCTTGAGGGGGCCGTCCGTCACATCCTTACCCTTGATGATCTTGACCGCCTCAGCTTTGAAGGCGGCGAAGGCGGTGTCATACGCCTTCTTGGCTTCCCCCTTCTGCCAGCGGTCCTGCAGATCCATCATCTTTTCAATCTGCTCGAGCTGGGCGCCCTGGTTCAGCGCCGCCAGCATCATTCCCATCGGGGAGTTGGCGGCCGGGCCGGCCATGGGTGTGGCGACTTCGCGCGCCGGTGCTTCGATAACGTCGTTCATGGCGTCCTCAGTACGTAATGCGGATGTTGGGGATCAGGCCCTTGGCGATCAGCGTGACCGCCTGCCTGGCGCAGTCCTCGGGCATGCCACCGGCGACAAACGCATCCAGGGCGGCGCGGTTGACCTTGCCCTTGTGGGCCTTGTCGGCTTCACGGCGGGCGGCCTCGGCCTCTTCTGCTGCCTTCGCGTCCGCCTGGCGCTTGATTTCCGCCTGGCGCGCGTCTTCGGCTGCCTGGATTCGGTCCCGCTCGGCCTGCTCAGACGCCACGCGCTCACGCTCCAGGGCCGCTAGGCGATCCAGTTCGGCCTGCTTCTCTGCAGCGATCCGACGCTGCTCCGCCAATTCGGCGTCGCGGCGGGCGTTGTCCGCGGCGGCGCGCGCCTCAGCTTCACGGCGCGCGGAAGCGTCGCGCTCTGCCTGGGCTGCAGCTTCTGCATCACGTCGCGCCTTTTCCTCTGCTTCCCGCGCGATGCGCTCTTCGCGATCCTTCTGCTCCCGCGCGGCGGCTTCAGCGCGCAGGCGCGCCAGTTCAGCCTGCTCAGCGTCGTGCTTCTCCCTCGCGGCCAGCGCCTGCTGCAGCGACTCCAGCGCGCGGGCTTTGACGCGGTGCGCCTCGGGTTCGAACTCTTCCCAAGACTCATCCACCGCGCGGGCCTGCACATCGGCGATGGTGGTGCGTAGCTCGTCCGCGTCCAGGTCGCGGTTCTCATCCGCGCGCAGGCGGAACCATTCGATGCCCTGTTGATGGCGCTGCTGGCGCGCTTCCTCCGCTTGTTCCCATTGGTCCAACGGCGCGCGGACCTCATCGGCCAGCGCGTCCAGGACGTCGCGCATGCGCTTGCGTTCTGCGTCGATCTTTTTGGGGATCTCTTTCAGGCGGTCGACTTGCTCCTTGCCGACGCCATCCAAGGCGGTCTTCACCTTGCGGACCTTGAAGGCCAGGCTAGCGATCGCGTCGCGGCCTTTCTTGGTCGTCAGGTCCGGCACGTGGCCGGTGACCTCGGCGCGGATCTTGTCCAGCCACGGCTCTAGGCCGTTGGGCTTGGAATACACCTCCAGGGCCGATTCCTGCGGCGGCAGTTCGGCCAGTTGGGTTGCTTCGGTCATGTCAGTCCTTCGCGGCGACTGCGGTCTTGCCGCAGCCTTCGCAGGCGGTGAGGGTGGATTGGGCTTGCTCGTCGCGCTGCTGGCGGTCGCCGTAGCCGAAGATCAGGCCCACCAGCACGCCGGCCAGCACGTAGGCGGCGACGCGGTTGTCGCGGTCTTTCAGGAGGCGGCAGATCATTGGGCACCTCGGGCTTTGGCTATCGCGGTGCCAAGGTTCTCAACCGCTTGCATCGGGTCGCCGTCAAAGCCCGCCGGGCTTTCCTGAAGATTGATGAAATCCGGGGCAACCGCGCACCACATGGGCCGGCCTTGGTCGGTGAGCCCATCCTGAAAAATTCGAATGCCCGTTTTGCTTGGACCGCCGTGCTCTGGGCATGCGTGACCAAAGCAATAGGAGATTTCGCCTCGGCCTTGAGCTTCGCGCAGATAGGCCCTCGGCAACTGGTGCCCGTATGCATTCGCGCCACACAAGCCGGCAGGAGCCCCACCCATCCACATCGGGGCATTGCACCGGGACGCCTGCCAAGGCGCTGGCGTAAGTTTCGTAGTCATGTATTTCTCCTACGGCGCGCCGCGATTTCGTCGCCGATCAAGGCAATCAGGTAAAGGGCGCACAGGCCCCAGATGGCGTAGCTGGCGGTCATTTGCGCGACCTCCAGGCGTCGACGATCGCGTCGTACAGGCACAGGGCGCCGATAAGGACAAAGGCGATCACAGGTAGGCCTCCAGCTCGTCGGAGTCCATTTCCGCTAGGAGGTTGTTGGCGGTCTTTTCGATATGGGCTTCCAGCTTGTCCTGCAGGAACTCGTGGATGCGCGGGTAGGACGCCGCAGCGAGGATCACCAGAGCGGCGCCGGCCTGGTTTTCGGCCAGCTCGTTCAACAGGCTCTCGCCCCAAATGCGCGCCGACTGGCCGAACGCGCCGGCGGTCTCGTTGGAGAGGCAGGCCCGGACGGCCGCGACGGCTTGTTGGCGCGTCACCGCCGGAGCGTCCTCGTCGGGTTCGTTCGGCAGCGTGTACGGCGACCCTACGCGCAACGGGTCATCGCGCAGGAATTCGATGGGAAGGCGGGCGTTCATGGCTCAGTTCCTCGACTCGTTGTCGTAGGCCGCGGCCAGGACGCCGGCGCGTGGCGCGGCGGCGGGCATGCGGCGGGCCGCCAGCAGGCGGACGAAGTAATCGGGAATCAGCGCCGCGCGCAGCGCCATGAAGTCCGTGCCCACGTCGCAGGCCACGCGCAACGCGGCGCGGGCGGCAGGGCTGACCGGCTTGCTGTAGCGGTCGCCGAACCAGAAGCGGCGTTCCTTGAACAGCGCGTCCTGGGCGCTCCGGCGGTTCGCCGGGTTCACGCGGTACCCGGGCAGGCGGTCCCGCGAGTAGTCGCGCACCACGGCGCGGAGCTTCGAGACGTTCAGCAGGTACTCCTGGCCTACTGCGCCGATGCGCGCGGCGCGACGTTTGATGCGGCTTTCGTTCATGGAAGTCTCCAGGCCTCAAAACTCGAGGCGGGTGGTGTGAATTCACTCGTCAGCCGGCGCTCGATGAACGGGCTGACGGATAAATTCCGGGGCAACGCACAGCCTGGCTGTTCCCGCTAACGCGGCTCCAGTCCATGCGCTGCCTCTTCAATCCACCGCAGGCCCAGCAATACAACTCGCCGGTCAAGGGAATGGATAGCCTCATGCAGAGGCCCGCGTTCTTTGCAGGCTTACGTTGTCGTCTTTGATCAGGGGAAGAGGATTGCGCCCTGGGCCTAGCCGTCCTTACGGACCATCAGCCTGTTCTATCGCTTTGCTGGTTGTTAAAGAGCGGTACTGCGGGTGCTGCTTCCCATGCCCACCCGACTTTGTGGCGGTAACGTCCTCTCGCTGGGAGACGAGGCCGAGGGCTTGTTGCTGCGCTGTGTGTGCAGCGCATGGACGTAATGTGACACAAGAAAAACTAGCATGCAAGAAAAACTAGTAGAAAAGTTGTAACGGATATGGTGGGGCGCAAAAAAGCCCGCTCCAGGCGGGCCATCGGCAATGTTGGGGTGAGGGGCTAGACGTTTTTGCTACGCATCCTTTTGGACAGCTTGGTGCGTTCGTGCGCATTCTTATAAATGGTGCCTATCTCCTGCAGGAATGGCTCATGCTTGATGAGGTTCGGCAGGGCTGGCGCGCGCGTGTCTGGCGGCAGAGAGTAGTTGGCGAAGATCGGATATGGGATTGCCTCAACACATTCGAGCGGATGTCGACTGCTGAACTCATATGATGGCTTCCCGCCCGCTTCCAATAAGACTTGTACTAGCGAATCTTTGTACAGGTCCGGATCTGACTTCAGGTACCGTCGATTGACGCCAGGTAGCTGCTGAGCCAGGGAGATCATCATATCCGGAAGAAGTTCTAGCTTTTGACGGTGCAGGAGAAGAAGGCAAGAATTCCCGAAATAGTCGAACTTGTGGGTACTGTATAGCTCCTCGAGCGCATCTGGGCGGTTGCGCATTAGGCAAGCGTGCAGTAGGGCTGCGCCGCTATAAGCCTGGAAGGATTTATTGGGGTGGTGGCGACGCAGGTGGACCACTTCTACCAAGGCCGTATCAAAATCGCCTGTAACCAATTGGCGCTCCAGCCCGTAGTAGTACGTGAACACGTATCCAATATCAATGGGACGGCTGATATCTTGAAGCCAAGCTAGGTAGACGCCGCGCTGGTCGGGGGTCATCCCAACATAGGAGGGGAAATACCCAAGCGGGGCCGTTTGTTCCGCCTCCGGTGCGGGCCAGGAAACGGGCACGGTCGTGTATACAGTGCTTGGCTCAGCGGGACCTTCTAAATTGACTTCCCTGGTTCCATTCACGGATATTGTTACGGATAGCGACGGTCCGGTGGTGTGGGGCGGCATTGCGGCAGAGATGTACAAGAGACGTCTCCGGCGTTCCTGAAGTATCTGCAGGTCAACGTCAGGCGCGGGCGTGCCGCCGGTAGGTTTGATTAGCCTTTGTATGGCTTTAGTCGCGCTTGTCAAAATTCCCATGGGGGTCACTTACGCCTAGCGTCTGTTACAGCATGGGACAGTTTATCCGCTGTGCCACTGATCTTGAGAGGATCGTCCCGAGGCACATCGGGGACGAGCTGCACTCGATGCTTACTGTCGAGGCGGCCAGCTACCGGCGCTGATGCCAGCACTCCGAATCTGAGCGAATGACCAGGGGCGGCGCTGTTACGGTTGAAAGGGAAGAAGGGGGTCCCTGAAATGAAAAAGCCACCCGGAGGTGGCTCTAGCACTAGCGGAGTAGCCCTAGATTACTCAGGCGATACTCCATGGCTTGATTCGATACTTGGAAGCGTCCAGCCAGATTCTCAATCATGTACTTGTTTGGAGCTTCTGTGCGAAAGTCATCCCAGTATCGTGCCCAGATTTCTTCGCCCACATTAACAATGAGCTCCGCCGGCATAAGCAATTCGGCGGCAAAGTTGTTGGCTTCCGACTCATACCGATCCCAATAAGATTCAGTCCTGCTCATCGTTTTGCGTGAGTCAGTGAATTCACCGCGCTCGTTGGAGTGCAGGCAAAAATGTCCCAGTTCATGAGCAAGGGTAAACCGGCGGCGAGGTTCATACGAATTCTCAAATGGGTTTATGCCTATCACTGGCCCATTTTCTGAAAATTTTATCTCGCCTATAATTCCGCGGTCTTCGAGAGTATGGTCATATAAGACTCTCGCGTTCAGCATCATGGCGATGCCGTCCACATCAATGGGCGCGGTCCACGGCATCCCCATACCTTTTGCCTCATCCAATATGGCGGCTGCATTGCGGGGGTTTGGGATCATAGCGGTAGCCATTTAAACCTCCTTATTGTTAACCGTTAGGATGGGCACCATTGGGGCCTCGCGGTGTGGAGTCTTGGGCCCACGGCGTCCTGCCGCTGGAGCTATTCGGAGTGTCCCCAGCGAGTCGCTCGGCAACTTGCGCTTGTTGCGCAAGTGATCTGGATCGCTCCTGAATCAATTCTTGCACCTTAGATTCTAACATCTCTTTCAGAAACCGCTTTCCATCGGGGCTCTCAAGAATGGCAGTGACCAGGGAAGTGGCAGTCCTTTCATCCTTAATAATTGTGTTCTTAATATGGTCTAATGCATCGGAGATATGCATTTCTCGGTTTTGCGAAAATTGCTGGGTGAAAACGAAGCCGGCGATGGCAAGAAAAACCGTGAATGCGACAAAAATGAACGAAGTAAAGACGATATAGGTGTTTGCAGTGGAGATCCCATCCAGGGCTTCATTAGCCCAAATGGGCCTCGCCCATGCAATAAAAGCCCAGGATAAAAATCCTCCGCAGAACCCAATGAGTAACATCATCGCAGATTTGGCGAGAATTGAGCCGCATTTGCTATAAGCCGTTTTGGATTTCGGATTATTGTTGTCTGTCATGTTGATTCTTATGTGAATTTGGTCTGTGGAGCCAATGAAGGTGGATTTATTCTGAGCCGCAGTTCAAGGTTGAAGGTAACGTGGCGAAAAATGTGGTAAGTGCCGTTACCGGCAGTTGTTAATTTATCATTTTGTAACTTGATGCTTATGGGTTTCGATCTTATTTTTCCGTCACCTATTTGGACGCGGTCCCCACATTTCGATGCCCAGGCGTCAGTAATATGTGAAATAGATCATAAGCGTATCCACTACCTATCCCGCCTCATCGTCCCGTAGCCTGGCGCCAGAGCAGGAAAAGGCGATCACAGCCTGAATCCTACCCAGAAGACCCTGCCAATGATCTCGATTTCCGGGTCTTCGAAGTCCAGATGTAAATCGGGGTTGCCGACCAGGTTCTCCGACCTGGCTATGAAGCCCCCATTGCCTTTGTGCAGACGCTTGACCTTAACCTCATCGTGTTGGCGAAAGGCATAGACCTTCCCGTTGACGATTGAGGTCGCGGCACGGTTTACAAGAACCGTGGCGCCGTCGGGAATCAGCGGCTCCATGCTGGCGCCCTTGACCGACACGGAGACGGTCTGTTCCGGCGTGGCTCCGGCAGCACGCAGAAAGTCCGCCCGGAACGACAAACGGCTCTTCTCATCCTCCGACAAAACGATTTCACCATGCCCGGCGGAAAGACGCACGTCTAAGCGGCGCACCGCAACGAACTCATTCGTGTCCGGATCAGTGACGGGGCCCACGGCCAAATACTCGGGAGTCGTGTTCAGAGCTTTTGCGACGGCTTCCAGCCTAGCGCGCTTGGGAGCAGTCTTGCCGTTCTCCCATTGCTGAACCGTCTGCCAAGAAACGGGCACGCGCTCGGCGAGCTGCTCCATGGAGAGCCCAAGTTTCTCGCGTAGGTCTTTGATTCGTTTGTGGATCGTCGGCATGCGCGCGAGATTACCCACAAGAAACGCTTGCGTCATTACAGGAATTTCTTGCATTGCTAGTTTTTCTTGTATAGAGTGGGCGGATGGACAGAAACTCTCATATCGCTCAAGCCATCGCTAACGCCGGCGGACCGGTGGCAACGGCGCGGAAGACCGGCGCAAACAACTACCAGACCGTCCAGCAATGGGAGAAGTCCGGAAATGTTCCGGCAGAGTACGCGACTGCCCTTGAGGCCGCCTCCGGGATTTCGAAGCGCCTCTTGTGCAAGCAATGGGCCAAGGTCTGGCCCGAGTTGGCCGAACAGGCGAGGGCGGCATGACATCAATGCACCGTTGCGCTCTCGCGCCCCTCGGTGGCCCACGCCATGCGGTCACGCTCGGCGCACAGCTCCTGAAACAAGTCCATGACTGCCTTTTCGCTCGGATCTTCAAAGACCCGGCGGGCCAAGTCCTGGGCACTGATCAACAACTTTTCCGTTTCGGTCACGAAACACACCTCGCTCTTTGTTCATAAGGAAGTACTCGATGAGCACGCAATCAGTTTCTCCCGATGAGGTTGAAAGCACACGCAAGATCGCTGAAAGACTGCGCAGTGAAATTGGCAGCGCGATTTCACTGTTCACCCAGGCCCGTGCAGCGGATTTCATGGGCACATCAGCCAGCACCGTGAACCGCATCGTCGCGGACGACTTGGACAAGGTGTGCCATCTGATGGCCGCCATCGGGTGGCAGTTCGCCCCGCTGGACTCGATGGTGGTGAGCAAGGCGCAGCTGGAGGCTTACGAAGAGTTCGCCTACGAATACCTGCGCCCGAAGGTTGAAGCGCGGAGGCGTGGCTGACATGGCCGATATCACCTTGGTTCGTCAGCAACCCGCCCAAGCGTCCGAGCAGGAAAAGGAAGCCGCGCGCCGAATGATCTTCGGCATGGTTGACGGCCTGGGTGAGCGCGGGCGCAAGCAATGGCGCCGCCTCTGGAATCAGATCGTCCGGCTGGAACCCGGCGAGATGCTGTCGATTACCACGCACAAAGAGCGCCTAGGCTGGTACCACCGCAAGCACATGAAGATGGAGACGGTCTTGTTCGAAGCACAAGAACGCTTCGAAGACTTCAAGGCGTTCAGGGACTGGTTAAAAACCGGCAGCGGCTTCGTGGACTGGTACCCCGGCCCGAAGGGCGGCGTAATCCCGGTTCCGCGGTCGATTAGCTACGCCAAGCTGGAGCAGGCCGACATGGAGCAGTTCCACGACGATGCTGTTGCGTTTCTACGGACGGCGCACGCTCAGAAGACGATGTGGCCGCATCTGCCGGCCTCGCGCGCCCGCGAAATGCTGGAGCTTGTATTGCAAGGATTTGGCGAATGATCCGCAACTCTACCCTTAAGCGGTCGGCGCCGCTGCGCGCGAAGGCGCCGATGAAACGCGGCACGGCCAAGCTGCCTGCGAAGCGCAAGACCGCGCGGTCCACCAAGACGATGTATCGCAACCCGGCACTCTTGAAGCTAGCTAAGGGGATGCCCTGCAAGCTTGCCATCCCTGGCGTGTGTTGTGGGAATGTAGCGACGGTAGTTGCCTGCCACTCGAACCAGTCGCGGCACGGCAAGGCTGGCTGGCTGAAGGCCCACGACTGGGCGACTGCGTGGGGATGCCGTACCTGTCATCACTATATCGACCAGTCCCGAATCCCTTCTTACGAAGAAAAGGTTGCGCGGTGGGAAGCCGGCTTTAAAGAGACGCGCCTTTCGCTGATCGTTCTCGGTAAGTGGCCCTATGAGGCAGAGATCGGCTACATGGCCGTGTACGGGGCTTATGCATGAACTACTACCCCCACCACATCGGCGACTTCAACAGCGCCACGCGACACCTGACTCGCCTTGAGCGGTCGGTCTACCGCGACATGCTCGACCTGTATTACGACACCGAGTCGCCCCTGACCCTGGACATGGATGTTCTTTGCCGCCTGCTGATCGCCCGTTCCAACGAAGAACGAACAGCCGTTGAACAGGTCTTGAACGAGTTTTTCACGGAAACCGACGAAGGATGGCGCCATTCGCGCTGCGATACCGAAATCGAGAAGTATCACGCTCAGCGCGAAGCGAAATCGGCCGCAGGCAAGGCCAGCGCAGCGAAAAGAGCACAAAAATCTCGACGACCGATGAACACGTGTTCAACGGCTGGTGAACAGCCGAACCACGACTGTGCAACTAACCAGAACCAGAACCATAACCAGATAAAAGAAACACCCCCTAACCCCCGCAAGCGGGGGAACGGATTCGACGCATCAGCGATCGAGCTGCCCGACTGGCTCGACCGTGAAGACTGGCAAAGCTGGGTTGCTGACCGCAAAGCCCGCAAGAAGCCGGTGACGGAGGAGGGCGCCAAGCGGCAGCTGGAGCAGCTCGCTGTCTACCTGGCCGAAGGCCATCAGCCCTGCACCGTGATTGCCCACAGCATCGCTGGCGGATACCAGGGGCTGTTCCCGCCCAGGGCCCAGCCGCGAGCCGGCCCCCCGAGCCGCGCGCAGCAGCGTGCAGCGTGGTCATCGGAATTGCGGGAAGTGCTGGCGGAAGGCCAGTCGCCGAGAGAAATCGACATGGGGGTGATTGATGCAAGTAGTTAACGCTCAGACCGGGCTTGGCGCCCTGGTCGTCAACGAAATGCACATGCTGTACGGCGCGAAGTTCGCCCAGCAGTGGGAAGGCCTGACGCCCCGCGAGCTGAAAGACTCCTGGAATCAGAAGCTGGCCAGCCTGGACGAGGCTCAAGTTCGACGCGGTCTGGTTGCCTGCCTGACCCGGGAATGGCCGCCCACGCTGCCCGAGTTCGTCAAGCTCTGCTGCCCCTGGATGGCGCCTGAGGTGGCTTACCACGAGGCCGTGCGCGGCATGTCCGCTCGAAAGCGGGGCGAAATCGGCATCTGGTCGCATCCAGCGGTGTATTGGGCCGCGGTAGGCGTTAGCACGGTGGATCTGTTGTCCAGCACGTATGGCGCGATCAAAGCGCGTTGGGAGAAGTCTCTGAGCGATGAGCTGGGGAAGGGAGCGTGGCCGGATATCCCTGAGCCGCGGCAGGCGCTGCCGGCCCCTGGGCAGACCCTCGCCACCAAGGCGGAAGCTGCCGCGGCGCTCAAGAAGATGGGAGCGGACAAGGCGCTGGATCAGACCGGTCGCAACGCCCGGCGCTGGATCGACAAGTGGGATGAGCGGATTGCCAAAGGTGAACGGCCGACGCCGGCCATCGCGGCGATGTTGAAGGCCGCCAAGGGCGAAACCGGTGGGGTGCCAGCATGAAGCAAATGGACGTTGTTCTGGATCCGCTGGCAGGTACGGAGTTCGTTCCCGGTCGTACGGTCGGTACGTTCGCCATCGACCCGGGCCCCGAAGAGTCCGGCTGGTGCGTGCTCGCCGGCGGCCGCGTGATTGCATCAGGGGTGCTGCCCAACGCCGAAATGCTGGACCGAGTTGCCACCCGTGTGTATCGGACGATGGCCATCGAAATGATCGCCAGCTATGGGATGCCGGTAGGGCGCGAGGTCTTCGAAACGTGCGTGTGGATAGGCCGGTTCATTCAAGCCTGGCATGAGCCCGAGTCGGTGCAGCTGGTCTACCGCAAGGACGTCAAGATGCACCTATGCGGCACCACCCAGGCAAAGGACGCGAACATTCGCCGCGCGATCCTGGACCTGTATCCGCGTTCCGGCGGAGGCGCAACACCTCAGGTGGGCACTAAGGCCCAGCCGGGCCCGCTCTACGGCGTCAGCACTCACGCTTGGGCTGCGATCGGCGTTGCGTTGACTGTTCAAGCACGTGCCGCAGGAGGTTGCTAATGGTCGACCTATGCAAATGGCAGTTCCGCGACCCGATGCTGGTGGTGATGAGCAAGCAGCAGGCGGCGCTGATCAGGTCGTGCCAGGGCTGCGCCCACGCCAAGACGATCGAAACACCCTTCGGCGACACGACCGCGCGCTGCCTGAAGGGCAAGCCCTACGGGAAGAAATGCAACCGCTATGAGGTGGTCGATGAATAGCCTGACCGGTGACGATTTGCTCTGGAACTGGGCCCGCTGGACGTGGTCCGGGACGACAGTGGGGAACATGGAGGCCTACGTGTCCTGGGAAGACGACCACCGCCCAATCCTGACGGATCATGCCCTGGTCGTGGAGAGCATGCATGCGGCGCTCCCCTGGCATGAGCGGATGGTGATCATCGCCGAGTATCCGCAGAAGAACGCCATGTTCGGGCGCCTGGATGCGCGGGCCCGGGTCAAGGCAGCGCGCGAATGGATCGCCAACACCACGGGCGTGGCCCTGACCGAAACCGAATACAAGCTGTACCTGGGGCTCTTCCGCAGCCAGGTCGAAAGGAGGCTGGCGTGAAGTACGCGCACGAGGTGATGGATTTGATGGAAGCGTACCCGGCGCGGTCGTTCAGGGTAGGGGAATTGGTTCGCCACGCCACGCGGGGCAGGCCTCTCACTGCGGCGGAGCGTGAGGCGGCGCGCAAGGCTGTGAAGCGCGTGTTGGACGCGCTGATCGCGACGGGCGCCGTCTCGATCACGCAGCCGGCGGAGGTGTCAGGCGCGTCTGCGGAGTACTCCGTGTCCCGCTTCCGGGACATGAGGCACCCAAAAGCGGGACAAGAAGCGGGACAATACGTGCGGGTTCTTGCGCCTTGAAGAAAAGAAGGCCCGGGGCGATTTGGGGCCTTTCTCAAATCCGCCATCACAATGGCGGAAACTCGCTCATTGCGGCATTTCTTCAGCGGCAGGATCAGGGAGAGCTGCAACCTTAGCTCGTAGTTCGTTGAGACGGTTATCAATATCTTTCAAGGCCGTGTCGGCCCATAACTGCTGGAATCCGCTGGCAATGGCGGTGGCACAAAGGTTAAGGACGACCGCCGCGGCTACCAAGCCAACCGAGATCTCACGTAGCGTGGTTAGCGTGTGCTCGGTTGTCTGTGGGTTCTTGGGATCAAGCGCTTGAAGATCGTTGAACAACGTGCCTTTGTGCCCATCGGTCACTGCCCATTGCCAGTGAGCAACTTCATTGCGAAGGCCCGACAATTTCTGATAACCGCGAATTGCCTCCGGTATTCGAACAAGGTACTCGTCGTCGAGTCCGATATAGCCATCCCGTAGCAACGCCAAAATAGTCTTGGCCATTGACGACGCTTTCATATTTTGCGATTTCACCAGAACTCTGGTCGCTCGGTCTGACAGGCCAGCTTTGCCAAGAATCGTCAGAAACAGGCTGTGTATCGCTGATTCGCAAGTGGAGTGATTGACAACTACTTGCCCAATTTCTGCACGAAGGGGTTCGATCGGGCCAATTCGGTAAGGGTCCTTGGGTGTTTCGTTCGGCATATAGGCCTCGTTGTTATATGGCAATGAAAAGTAACAAATATGGCGGCGACAGACAAACAGAGCCTCTGCGTAGCTGGGTGCTGCCGGACCGGCGCCTGTCGGCGCCTCTATGTTTCCGTGCCGGCTAGTCGGATATGGGCGATCCTAAGAAAGCTATGACCGAAGCAAAGAAAAAGACCGACTGGGAGCGTGTCGAAGCGGACTACCGCGCCGGTCTATTATCGGTGAGGGAAATCGGCGCCGCTCATGGCGTATCGCACACGGCCATCAACAAGCGCGCCAAGACGCACGGATGGGTCCGTGACCTGTCCAAGCGCATCCAGGCCAAGGCCGAGGAACTGGTTTCCAAGCAGACGGTTTCCAAGGAAGTTTCCACGGAAACGCTGGAAACTGACCGGCAGATCGTCGAGGCGAATGCCAAGGTGATCGCCGATATCCGGCTGACTCATCGCCGGGACATCGCCAAGGCGCGCAGCCTGGCAATGCGGTTGCTGGGTGAGTTGGAAATCCAAACTGGCGACCTCGATCTATTCGAGCAGCTTGCCGAACTCCTGAACGAGGACGGCGAAGGTGGGCAAGATCGACGCCAGGAATTGTTCGCCCGTGTGCTGTCCCTCCCTAGCCGGGTGGACGGCATGAAGAAGCTGGCCGAGACCCTGAAGAACCTGGTCGGGCTGGAGCGCGAGGCATACGGCCTCGCGTCCGGTGACGCCGACCCCACAGAGGACGCCCCTTCCGGGCTTGACCATTTCTATGGAGGTCATTGACCGTCCTACGCTGAACCCGGCTTTGCGTGAGTTCTGGCAGACGCCGGCCCGGAACCGAGTGCTGCATGGTGGCCGGGCGTCCACGAAGTCCTGGGACGCGGCTGGCTTCGCCACCTTCCTGGCCAGCAACTACAAGCTCCGCATCCTCTGCGTCCGGCAGTTCCAGAACAAGATCGAAGAATCGGTCTACACGCTGCTGAAGACCCAGATCGAGAGATTCGGGCTGAACCCACAGTTCCGGATCCTGGACAACAAGATCCACCACCGCAGGACCAAGACGGAATTCTTGTTCTACGGTCTGTGGCGCTCGATCGACGAAATCAAGTCGCTGGAAGGCATCGACATCCTCTGGATCGAGGAAGCCCACAACCTGACCGCCGAGCAGTGGGAAATTCTGGAACCGACCATCCGCAAGGCTGGGTCACAGATCTGGATCATCTTCAACCCGAAGCTGGCCACCGACTTCGCCTACAAGCGCTTCGTGCTGAATCCGCCGCCCAACACGGTGGTGCGTCAAATCAACTACGACGAGAACCCATTTCTCTCGCAGACGATGCGCGACATCATCGAGGCGGCGAAGGCGGAGGACTATGACGAATACGCCCATGTGTACCTGGGCGTGCCCCGCGACAGCGACGACGGCGTCATCATCCGCCGGGCCTGGATCATGGCCGCGATCGACGCGCACCTGAAACTTGGTTTTGAGGCCGCGGGCGACAAGCGGGTTGGCTTTGATGTGGCCGACAGCGGGGACGACAAGTGCGCGAACGTCTACGCGCATGGTTCGGTAGTGTCCTGGGCGGACGAGTGGAAGGCGGCAGAGGACGAACTGCTCAAGAGCTGCACGCGGACCTACGCAGCGGCCCGTGAGCGCGGCGCAGGCGTCACCTACGACTCTATTGGCGTAGGGGCTGGCTGCGGGGCTAAGTTCGGCGAGATCAACGAGACGCGTCGCGGGGAAAGTGACAACCAGCCCGTGCTGTACGAGAAATTCAATGCGGGCGGGGCAGTGTTCGAACCCGACGAGATGTATCTGCCTGGCACGACGAACAAGGACATGTTCTCGAATATCAAGGCGCAGGCGTGGTGGCAAGTGGCTGATCGCTTCCGCAACACTTACAACGCCGTGCACCGCGGCGAGAAGTTCGCCGATGACCAGCTGATCAGCATATCCAGTGACTGCCCGCACCTGGAGAAGCTTATCGACGAGCTATCAACCCCGAAGCGCGACTATGACCAGAATGGCCGCGTGAAGGTCGAAAGCAAGAAGGACCTAGCCAAGCCCAATCGTGAGGGCGGCCCGGTCAAGTCTCCAAACCTCGCGGACGCGCTCATCATGTGCTTTGCGCCCCGTGATCGCAGCCTGGAGGTCTGGGCGCGACTTGCAGCATAAGGAAAATCATGGGCCGTCGCTCATTCGGAAAGGTCGCTGCGCGTAAAGACGCTCCGGCCGCAGTCACCGCGCCGGCCCGCGATTCCTTCGCCAACATCGAAGCGCGCGTCGGCATCCAGACGAACAACCAGGCGTCCCAAGGGCGCTACACGTTCGATCTGGTCAGCCGGAACCGCATCCAGATGGAAGCGGCTTATCGCTCGTCCTGGATCTGTGGGATGGCGGTGGACGCCGTCGCGGAAGACATGACGCGCGCGGGCATCGAGCTGGCCAGCGATATCGACCCGGACGACGTCGAGCGTATCCAGTCGACGATCGAGCAATTCCAGGTGTGGGACGCCCTGTGCGACACGGTCAAGTGGTCGCGCCTCTATGGCGGCGCCATTGCGGTCATGCTGGTCGATGGCCAGGACGTGAGCACCCCGCTCAAGCTGGACAGCATCGGGGAAGACCAGTTCAAGGGCCTGCTGCCGCTCGACCGCTGGCTGGTGCAGCCGTCGCTGACGCATTTGGTCCGGGAGTATGGGGCCGACCTGGGCAAACCCGAGTATTACGATGTGCTGATCGCTGCGCCCGCCCTGGCTGGCAAGCGCGTGCACTACAGCCGCGTGATCCGCCTGGAGGGCCTGAAGCTGCCTTACTGGCAGCGCATTGCTGAGAACCTGTGGGGCCAGTCGGTCCTGGAGCGTCTGTGGGACCGCCTGCTGGCATTCGACAGCACGACCGAGGGGGCCGCCCAGCTGGTCTACAAGGCCCACTTGCGCACGTATAAGGTCAAGAGGCTGCGCGACATCCTGACCACGGGCGGGCAGGCCGAGGCTGGGCTAATGAAGCAAATCGAATTCATCCGCCGGTTTCAGTCCAACGAAGGCATGACCCTCATGGACTCAGAGGACGAGTTCGAGGCGCATCAGTATTCGTTTGCCGGCCTGGACGACGTCCTGCTGCAGTTCGGCCAGCAGATATCCGGCGCTCTTCAGATCCCGCTGGTTCGCCTCTTTGGGCAATCCCCGGCAGGCCTAAACGCCTCTGGGGATTCTGACCTGCGTACCTATTACGACAACGTCGCGAACGGCCAGGACAAGCAGCTGCGCGCCGGCATGAGCGTGTTGCTGGATGTCGTTCATCGATCAACCCTTGGCCGGCCACCAGACGATAAGTTCGGTTTCGAGTTCCGGTCTTGCTGGCAGTTGACGGACACCGAGAAGGCGACAGTAGCCAAGGATGTCGAGACAGCAGTTGCTGACGCTTACGACAAGGGCATCATCGGCCGGAAGACGGCGCTTTCCGAGCTGCGCAAGTCCGGGCACAAGACCGGCGTGTTTGCCACGATCACCGAGGAAGAGATTGATGCCGCAGACGACGAGCCGCCCGAACCTGGCGAGGTCGACATACCTGGGCTCGATGTCGGGAAGAACACGGGACAAACACCAGGGGCGCAAGCAGCCGCACCGGCGTGATCCAGTAAATGCCCGTAAGGCCGAGGGGCCATATGGGCGACAGTTGAAGCGGGTGGCGCAGAACGTCGGGCGGATCATCAACGCGTTTCCGCCCGACGAGCCCAACGCAGTCCCTCCTATGACGGCCGTGCTGAACGCCTACGCGGAGACATTGACCGAATGGGCGCGCGCCACCGCGCTGCAGATGGTGACGGACGTGAACCGGCGCGACCGTGATGCCTTCATGGCGCGAGCCCGGGACTTGTCAGCGGGGCTGCGGCAGGAGCTGCGCAATGCCGAGACAGGCCGTGTGATGCGGCAGTTGATGGCTGAACAGGTCGACCTCATCAAGAGCATCCCGATTGAGGCAGCCAAACGGGTTCATGTCCTGACGTCCGAGGCGTTGCTGGACAGCACGCGCGCCGCGGAGATCGCCAAGGAAATCATGCGTTCAGGGGAGGTGGCCGAGAGCCGCGCACTCCTGATCGCCCGCACCGAGGTGGCTAGGACGGCGGCCAAGCTCACCGAAGCGCGCGCCCAGGCGGTCGGCAGTACCCACTACATCTGGCGCACGTCCGGGGATTCCGATGTGCGGGCCGGCCATAGGCACATGAACGGCAAGGTGTTCGCCTGGGCTGACCCGCCCATGGTGAACGAGGGCGACGCGAAGCTCCCAAACTGGATACGGCATCACCCAGGGGAGATCTGGAACTGCCGGTGCTACGCGGAGCCGATCTTGGCAAAGGAATGAGCATGCACACCACTGACCGAATGGCCAGCGGCTTTTACACGGTCGAACGCCTTGGCGCGCGGCAGTCCGTCACCAATGACGGATTCCTGCTGTGCGAGGGCGTACCGATCGCGCGCATCGGCGAGCTGCTGTATGCCGACGGGGAAGTCCCGGTCGAGCCGGGCCGTGACGGGATCATCCGCATTGACCGCACGCCTGAAGAGGTATTTCGGCCTGAGACTCTGGCCAGCTTCGAGGGCAAGCCGATCACGATGGACCACCCCGCCGAGTTTGTGACGCCGGACACGTGGCGCCAGTTGGCGGTCGGGATCACCCAGAACGTTCGCCGCGGCGAAGGCTTGGACGCTGACTACATCCTGGCCGACATGCTGATCACAGACCGCGCGGCCATTGACGCGGTGCGCGCCGGCCTGCGGGAGGTTTCCTGCGGCTACGACGCGGACTACGAACAGATTGAACCCGGGCGCGGGGTACAGCGCAACATCATCGGCAACCACACGGCGCTGGTAGAGCGTGGCCGCTGCGGCCCGCGTTGCGCAATCGGAGATAAGGAAAGCGATATGAGCAAGAAAAAGAGTACCTGGGATCGCATCCGCGCGGCCTTCAAGTCCAAGGACGAGGCCGCGCTTGAAGAAGCACTGGAGGACGCGGAAACGGCAGACGCTGACGGCGATGACGACGATAAGGACAAGGACGACGACAAGTCGGCCAAGACCGGTGATGGCGCCACCCTCGACGCCATCCTTGGCGCTGTCCAGAAGCTGACGAAGCGCGTCGGCGACATGGAAGCCAAGATGGACGAGAAGGACGACGAGAAGGAAACCAAGGACACGGTCCTGGAAGCCGAGGAGGCCGAGCACAACTCGGAAGCCAAGGGCGAAACCTACACCGGCGATATGGCCACGGTTCGCTCCGGCGCTGAAATCCTGGCCCCTGGCATCAAGCTGCCCACCTTCGACAGCAAGAAGGTTCAGACGGCCGATGCGGTTTGCGCCTGCCAGCGCAAGGCCCTGGAAACGGCCTATGCGACCGACGCGGGCCGCGCTGCCATCGACCCCTTCCTGGCCGGCCGCGCGCCGGAGTTCGGCACGATGGATGCTTCCTCCGTGTCCACGATCTTCAACGGCGCGGCAGCCTTGCGCCGCCACCAAAACAACGCATCCGGCGTGCGCAGCGGCATCACCACGCGGGATTTCGGCCGGCCTTCCACGGTCAGCAGCATCAACGAACAGAACCGCAAGTTCTGGGACGCCCGGACGGGCAGCAAATAAGGAACCACAATCATGGTCGCATATCTCTATCGCATGCCGTCCGGCATTCCGGGCGATGTCAGCCGTAAGGAAAACTCGGTCGTTGAGGCCCAGATCCTGAACGCTTCCCTGCCGTTCTCGGCTTATGGCCTGGTCGGCAAGATGGCCGCAGGCAAGTTCGTGCCCTTTGCCGGCGGCGAAGCCGCCACCGACGCATACGGCGTCCTGGTCCGTCCGTTCCCGACCAATTCGGGCACTGACGGCCTGGGCACGGCGACGCCGCCCACTTCCGGCCCGGGCGATGTCCTGCGCCGGGGCTACATCACCGTGAAGCTGAATGGCGGCGCCACCGTGGCGGCCGGCGCCCCGGTTTACGTGCGCGTGGCGGCCGCAGCCTCCGGCAAGCCGCTGGGCGGCTTCGAAGGCGCAGCCGACAGCACCAACACCGTCGCCATCAATGCCATCTTCTTGTCGGCCGCCGACGCGGACGGCAACGTCGAGATCTCCTTCCGCAACTGATCCCCATCACGGGAACGGGCCACCTTCGGGTGGTCTTTTTTTCGCCCCTACGGAGCAAATATGAACCTGAGCAAAACCGAACTGGCGGCCGTGATGGATGCGACTCGCCGTCTGACGCGTGCCCGGACCACGGACAGCATGATCACTTTCGACCGCCAGACGATCGACTCGGCCGGCGCCTTCCTCATCGGCGAACTGGAACGCCTCGACCAGACCCTGCACGCGCCGCTGGCGTCCGTGACCTGGTCCCGCGACATCGACCTGCGCGAGGATGTCTCGATCGCTGACGAAACCTCGTCGTTCACCAACTCCAGCTTCGCCGCCGCCGGCGGTCCTTCGCCCACCGGCAAGAGCTGGATCGGCAAGGACGCCAACTCGATCCAGGGCCTGGCGCTGGACATCGGCAAGACGGCCAGCCCGCTGACCCTGTGGGGCATGGAACTGGGCTGGACCATCCCCGAGCTGGAGTCCGCGCAGAAGCTGGGGCGCCCCGTCGACCAGCAAAAGTACGGGGGCATGCAGCTCAAGCACAACATGGACATCGATGAGCAGGTCTACATCGGTGACGCGACGTTGGGCTTGTACGGTCTGGTCAACAGCCCGAAGGTCACGAACGCGAGCAATGCGCAGACGGGCAACTGGGCCACTGCCACGCCTCAGCAGATGTTGGACGACGTGAACGAGCTGATCAACAGCACCTGGGCCGCATCCGGCTACGCGATCTGCCCCAGCAAACTGCTGCTGCCGCCGATCCAGTATTCCAAGCTGGTCGGCACGCTGGTCTCCAGCGCGGGCAACATCTCGGTGCTGGAATTCCTGCGTCAGAACAGCCTGGCCAACAGCGTCAACGGCCGGCCGCTGGACATCCAGCCGCTGAAGTGGCTGTATCAGCGCGGCGCCAGCAACGCCAACCGCATGATGGTCTACACGCAAGACCAGCAGCGCGTGCGCTTCCCGCTGGTGCCTCTGCAGCGCACTCCGCTGGAATACCGCAGCATCTACCAGATGACGACCTATTTCGGCCGTCTGGGCGCTGTCGAATTCGTGTACCCGGAAACGCTGGGCTACCGCGACGGCATCTAAGGAGAACGGCATGCCGAAAATCTATGTCAACTGCGAATTCACGCTGCAGCTGGGCGGGGAAAAGCGGCATTTCACGGTCGGCAACCACACTGTGGACGCCGAAACCGCCAGCCACTGGTATGTGAAGGCGCACGTCGGCGACGAGCCGGCGCTGGACCCGGACACCAGTGCCGCGGCGGATGCGTTGCTTTCGGAGCTGGACGCGCGCGCCAAGGTGCTTCAGGATGCCGAGTTGAAGGTCGCCCAGCGCGAGCAGGCGGCCGATACGCGCGAGGCTAGCCTGGACGAGCGCGAAAAGGCCGTGGCCCAGCGCGAGCAGGCGGCAGACAATGCGGACCAGGGCGCCGCAGGCAAGACGAAACCCACCAAATAGGGAAGCACGATGGACGCAGCCACTTTCCGCCAGGACTTTCCTGAGTTCTCGGGCCCGCTGATCTACCCGGATTCGCAGGTCGATTTCTACCTTCGGGTGGCGGAAAAGCTGCTTCCTGAGTGCCGGTGGGGAGAAATGCTGCCCTACGCGATAGAGCTATTCGTTGCCCACCATTTGGCAATCGGACGGCAGAACGATCTGGCGGGCAGCGTTGGGGCGATACCGGGCGCCGTGAAGGGGCCGACAACGTCCAAGGCGGTTGACAAGGTTAGCGTCGGATATGACGCGGGCTCAGTCGCGCTGGAGGACGGCGGCTTCTGGAATCTGACCACCTACGGGATCCGATTCCTGCAGTTGGCGCGATTGTTCGGTGCTGGAGGTGTGCAGCTATGAGCGGGAAATTCCGAGTCGATCGCCTGGATGGCGTCCTTGCCTCGATCAACGAGCTGGTCAAGAAGCAGGTCCTGGTTGGTGTTCCCGATAGCGCGCCCGACCGTAAGGAAGGCCCGCTGTCTAACGCCCAGATCGGCTACATCCTGGAGCACGGTTCCCCCGCGAATAATCTGCCGCCGCGGCCGCATCTCCTGCCAGGCGTGCAGGACGCGCGTCCCAAGGTCGAACCCGAACTACAAGC